ACACTGGCTTCATTTCGAACTTCTAAACCAAATTTAGAGAAGAAGTCTCTATCACCACCGTATTGTAATGCACTAGAAAGATACATTTCTATTGGGAATGCTGAATTGAATTTCTTCAATGGGTCTTCACCATATAGAATATCTCTTTCCTGTGGATTTGATATAGGAATATAATAGGCAGTGAACCCCATTATTTTAATAGATTCCACTATTAAATCTTCAACTAGACGCTGTTCGCCTATAGCGCCATAATTATTAAAATAGTGATTAGTAGTTGACATGTTTTAATTCATGAACCATTCTAATGGAGCAAAATACTCTGTGGCCATTTCTTGTTCTAACAGTTTTATTTCTTCAGTGGCTTCATCGTATATCTCTTTTCCGTTCAGTGTAACACCACCCGGTAATTGTATACCACCAAATTTCTTCATGTTATTACCCCAAGTTCTTTTAATTAGGGCAGTTGCATATTCTTTTAACCATCTATCATTCCAAACTTTACCATAAACTGTTGGGTCTATTAATGCATAACATTCCGCAACAACTACTGTTCCTACAGGAGCTTGGGATGCACCCCACCCCCAATCTATATACAACCTCTGCATATGTCTTTGGTAACGAATAGGGACTTCACCAGTAAATAATAATTCTAGAGAACGAAGGTGTTGTTGTGTTAATGTATAATTAATATAAGACGCAGATGTAAAGTCATATAATTCGTTTAGACGTAATTGGTATCTCAAGTCGAACATATTAATAGTTGCTTGAGAATCTTGTATTGGAAATATTCTAGTTACACCTGTAATTTCCAAACAATTATTTGATGCATCGGTTACACCACAAAGGTTAATATATTTTTGATCTATATCTTCTTGAGTTATTCTTTTGACATAATATATTTTTTGCAGACCATCGAAATGATAATCTTGCCAATATTGCAGAGCGTCGTCTATACGATCTTGAACTTGATCTTCATCTACGTTAATATCAATTACTGGAAAACCCAGTCTTCTTAGACAATAGAATGCAAATTGTTGTCTGTTGGTGATTGATGCCATGGAATATCTCCTAATAATATACTATTTATAATATCAATAGGAGATTTGTTTATTTTATATTTTTAGTAATCCTGGCAACCTTTCATCTGTTTTTATTGCAACCATCCACGCAGATGTAACACATACATTCATATTTTTTAACCACTCGTTAGGAAACCAAGTATCTCGTCTATATTCTTGAAAACGAATTTCTTTATTGTTTATGAACTGTGCCAAATATGCATCCGTATAATAAAGGAAACTGTTTTCATTCCAGAAACTTACATGAGTGGGGTCTTGGAATGCTCCCCTTCCATCTGTACTTGGAACTTCTATAAATACCCAACCACCATGGCACAATACTCTATGTATTTCTTTCATAGTTTTTATCGGGTCTTTGAGGTGTTCGATAACATGACTTGCATTAATAACACCTACACTATTGTCCTCTAATGGTATACCATTGTTTAAGTCACAAGTAATATCCGCATTTTCACTTTGGTCTATTGTGGTATAATCTTTGTACCGATTAATACCACCACCCAAATCTACTTTCAACAACCCCTTTTCTTCTGCATCTTTTTCTGCCAGTTGTTGTGCATATTGATTGAATAATTCTCTTGTTTTAGTTTGTATTGATTGATTTCTTTCCAACCAAGTATTATCTCCGGTTATTCTATAGATGTATAGAACTTCAGGAATGTGTTTCATTTTAGTGTGGAGATATGTTCTAATACATAATTCGTGATCATCACAAATTGATAATTCTTTATTATGGCCACCTATTTCTTTATAAACTGAAGTCCTCCATGCTCTTACATGGTCGGGTGCATACCAAATAAAACCTAAACTATGACTAGTTGGTTTAAAACTGTTCATAGTAATGAGTTTATTACCCTTCCAATTAAAGTGTTTATATGACCATCCATATTCTTCACCATATGGAATAAAGTCACCATCCATGTGTAATGAAGCATTATCACTATATACAAAACCAATCTTTGAGTCTTGGAATGCTTCTAATAATTTTTCTAAACAATCGGGTGTTATTAAATCATCATGATCTATTTCTACTAGAATGTCTCCAGTTCCTAGATTGAAAGCATTATTTTTCACATGACCTATGTTTGAGTTTGGTTCGTCCATTCTATATACTTTAACTTTTTCGTGATATAGAATGTCATGTGGGATATGGGTAAATTTACATTTATTGTTTACCAATATTACCCATTCCCAATTGTCATATGTTTGATTTAAGATACAATCAAACAACTCATTCAAAAAAGGAATATTACCAGGATCGTGTTCTGGTGTTATCAAACTAAATTTTAATTCATTCATAATTAATCAAAGAAAAATAAATGTGTTAATCTGCTATCTGTTTTATTAGAACCGAAATATGGACCAGCTGAATGTATGGATTGTGCATCCATAATAACCAGTCTGTTGTATATATTACCCACTGAATCAACTATATCAAACTTTGTACTGTCATAGAAATTACCATTAAATGATTCGTCAACGTTTGCATCTAGAATATGTCTCGCTCCATTTATTTTTGATTTGTGTAACCTAGTGCCACTTACTAAAGGAGCATCTGGAGTTAGATAAATCATAGCTGCCCATTTTTGTAAATCATAATGGTAAACTTGTCTATCTTCTGATTTACATATTTGAAAACAACCATTATAACAATGTTCAGTAAATGCAGTTATTTTTTCTCCAATTATAGATTCAAATACTTCTTTAATTCCATTGGGACGATATGGTACACTAGACCTCAAACCCTTATACCATCTCAAATCTTCAATGTATTCCACATTAAGCGCATAATCTCTGACTTCATCAGGGTTAGAATAGAAGTTATCAACAACGAATAATTTTTTACTTTGACTTTTGTTTATGTAAAAAGGTAAAGGTTTATTGGTTAATTTCTGTTCTTTATATTTTCTTTTGGCTAATTCGTGTATGTTTTGTACTCTGTCTCCTTCGTCATGATACATCGAGGTGTTTATGAAATTAACATAATTTGGAAATGGGTTAACTCTTTCTGGTTGCATCATAATAGTGGTGCAATTTAACATTTGTTCATAATCACCTTTCCGTTCATATGCATACGCTAACCCAAATAAATGATCGTTTCTTCCTGGTGCAAATTTTTCGGATTGTTTATAGTAGTCTATTGATTCCTCTTGTTGACCCAAATAAGTATAAATTTCAGCCATAAAAATTAAAGTGATATAGATGGTTTCATCTATAAAACTTGGGTTTTTATAGTTATCACAATGATTCAAATATTCTTGGAAATAATACAAACATCTTCTGGCATATTCTTTATTATGGGACTCTCCCAAATATAATGCATCAGAAGGAAATGCATCCATGTAACTTTTACCTATGTACCAAAAATGATACATATCAGATAACATAGTTTTTTCTTTTATCATTTTTTCTTCGAGAATTAATGCATCAGAAATAAACTTGGTTGGAACCGTCCAACTTTGTCCCTCATTATAACCAACTTGTCTAAATGATTTGGGTAAATCAAACCTAGTAAATTGTTCACCTACACCATCTATATCACATCTAATAGTTTCATGACAAGTATCATGATTAAAACTCCAAGGTAGTTTTGCATTCCACATCCATGCTCTATGATATATGCATGTTCCACTAACTGCTGGTATATGGAATGATTGAATAGTAGTGTCATCCAATAGACTCCAATCGAAATCATCATCTACTTCCAAAACTTCATCGCAATCCATTTTTAAAATCCAATCACAATCATGGTCGGTTTTCTGACAAGTTTGGAGTAAATGGTCTCTATTCCAACCAAACCCTACCCACCCTTCTTCTACATTATATACAAAACCAGGAATGTCTTTATCTTTAAAAAAGTTTTCTACAACTAATTCTGTACCATCAGTTGAACCATTATTTTGTAAAACATAATAATCAATATATTGATAACATGATTCTAACATTCGACCTATAGTGGTAGATTCATTTTTGAACATAGAAATCATTACAATTTTAGTCTTTTTATTGACTAGATTTGTTTTTACGTTATCCTTTTTAATGACTAATATAATATCATCATATCTGCTTTTTACATGTCGTAGGTCGAAATATTCATAAGTATGACCAGCTGGAATTGTTTTTAATAATACTTCTACATCTTCGATTTGTTGTATATCTTCGATTACCATTATACCACCTGGTTTTAATAACGGTAAATATAAATCAATAGAACGAATTTGATCCTCTAATTCATGAGAACCATCTTCTGTGATAAAATCAAACTTTTCAGGGTATAGATTTTTAATTTCATCCCTAGTTGGTTCTTCATACGCACCCCGCACATGAGTTATATAATTAATTTTACTTAAATCTAACCTGTTTTTATTGTCTTGTTCTAATATATTTTGTTTATCCAATAAACAAATATTGAAATTGGGTAAAAGTTTATTCCATAAGACAGCGGAACCACCTGTTTTGGTTCCTATTTCTAACATATTACCAGACTTATCTAATAAATCATTCAGGTATTTGCCATACACTTCGCAATATGAGTGAACGGAATTTTTATCTGTACCCAAATAATGGGATTGATTACTCCACCCATATGTGTCCAATATATTGATTATTTTATCATAACAACTCATTGTAAATTTTTCCTGTTTTCTATAAAATTAAGAACTGATATATCGTTTATTTGTTGTTTGGATGGGCTGTATAATGCTCGTTTTCTATTTTCTATTTCTGAAGAAGGTGTAGTCAGATAATATGATGCTATACTTTTTCTATAGATATTTTCTGGACAATTGATAGGGTCGTTAAATCCATGCCATGAATTTTTAGATGCATCAAATAATACAACCCTATTAAACTTACATTCTATAACTGCTCTTTTTTCTTTGGGTGTTTTGGATTCTTCATTATGTGACCAAAATTCTAAATTACCACCCCATTCCGAATTCCAATCTTGCGAAAGGTATAGAATAAAATTGAATTTTCTTTGTAAGTTTAATTTTGGATGTATCGAATAATCCAAGTGAACATTTAATTTGCCACCATTTCCATGAATATGCCACCCAGCACCATGTAATCCGGTATCTAAATGTAAATCATCAAAATTGGTTATTGATTTTATCTTATTTAAAAACTCTACTGAATTTAAATAATTAAAGAATTTATATGTATTGGATGGGAAATGATACCAATTATTTAATGTTTTTTTGACTTCAAGCGGGTTATCGTATGTAAACCAGTCTGGAGAATTAAAATCTATAAACTCGTTTGAAAGAGTTATAGCCTCTTCAACATTTAAAAAATCATCAATAATAAAATATTCAAATGGATCATCGTAACGTGTCAAAATCATAAATCATATCTCTGAGGTAATATTAAATCATAGTTTTGATTTAATATAGTCAATTTGTTCTTTCTGTTCCTTTAACGCTTCTACCAATAATGGTACTACCCTACTATATAGTACGGTTAAATAATCCTCACCTGATATACTTTCTCCATATTCATCTGCATCAAATGGTGCAATTTTTACTGCTTCGGGTAATACTGATTTTATTTCTTGTGCTATAACACCAATTTGTCGTTCGTTATCGTAGTTATATCCGAACTGTTTTGCTAAATCGTTTTGTTCGTAATAAACACCATGCAATTTATCTAATTTTTCTAACGCATTGTTTATATTATTTAATATTGTTTTGAGTCTAATATCAGAATAAAAAGACGTTATAGTACCAGTGGCTCTTATTTGTCCTTGAACTCCTGAAGCGGCAGTATTTACACCCAAAGAATTAACTTGTGTTATTGCAACACTGGCGGCCCCTGATTGTCCTTGAACTCCTTGTACTCCCGCCGCACCTTGTGCTCCTTGTGCTCCACTTACATTAATACCTTGTGCTCCTGGTGAACCCTGTGCTCCTTGTGGACCTTGTATACCTTGTGGACCTTGAGTACCCGCCACTCCTTGTGCTCCTTGTGCTCCTGGTGTCGCTAGTCCCTGTATACCTTGTGGACCTTGAGCGCCCTGTGCGCCTTGGGAACCCTGTATTCCTTGAGCGCCTTGAGCGCCTTGTACTCCTTGTCTACCTTGTGCTCCTGCAACACTACCTTGAACACCCGCTGCTCCTGCAACTCCTTGTGCTCCTAATGCGCCTTGTGGGCCTTGTGCTCCCTGTCTGCCTTGTGGACCTTGTATACCTTGAGCGCCTGAAATACCAGCAACACCTTGTGCTCCAACACCTTGTGCTCCTTGTACACCCTGTCTGCCTTGTGGACCTTGGGCGCCTGCCACACCTTGAACACCAGCAACACTAGTACCTTGTGGACCTTGTGATCCCTGTGCTCCTGGTGTACCCTGAACACCTTGTGGTCCTTGTCTACCTTGTGCTCCAACAGTACCTTGAACACCCGCAGCACTAGTACCTGTTGCACCTTGAACGCCTTGTGATCCTGCTGCACCTTGTGCTCCCTGCACACCTTGAACTCCTTGTACACCTGCTGGACCTTGAGCACCAGCAACACTAGTACCTGTTGCACCTTGAACGCCTTGTCTACCTTGTGGACCCTGTGCGCCTTGTACACCAGCAACACCTTGTACTCCGGCTGGACCTTGAGTACCAGAAACACTAGAACCAGTTGCGCCTTGTACACCCTGTGCGCCTTGTACGCCAGCAACACCTTGCGCTCCTGCGACACCTTGCGCTCCGGCAGAACCTTGAGTACCTGCAACACTAGTACCTGTTGCACCTTGCACACCTTGCACACCTTGTCTACCTTGAGCTCCGGCCGCCCCTTGAACACCTTGTGCGCCAGCAGTTCCTTGTACACCAGCAACACTAGAACCAATTACACCTTGAGCGCCTTGTACTCCTTGTCTACCTTGTGGACCTTGTGGACCTTGTACACCAGCAACACCTTGAGCACCCTGTATACCAGCACTACCTGACCCTGCCGCACCCTGAGCGCCTTGTGGACCTTGTGCTCCTGCGACACCTTGTGGTCCTTGTACACCTTGTGCTCCCGGTGAACCCTGAACACCAGAACTAGTTGCCCCTTGAGCACCTATAACACCTTGAGCTCCTTGTGCTCCTGCAACACCTTGCCGTCCCTGTGGACCTTGTACGCCTTGAGCGCCTTGTGTACCAATTCCTCCACCTGAACCAACAACACCCGCAACGCCTTGAGCACCAACCGAACCCTGTACACCTGCAACGCCTTGAGCGCCTTGTACACCTGCTGGACCTTGAACACCAGCAACGCCTTGTACACCTTGTGGTCCTTGTACACCAGCTGGACCTTGAGCACCAGTATAATTTGGAGGTATACCTACCCAAACACCATTTGCTGCAATAACATTGTTTGCACCAATAGATAAA